CATGTATGCCAAGACCATGTACAATGGATCTATCGCTGCAATGATATCCTCGCGTATCCACAAGATACTTACCATTCGATATGAAACTCAATCTGGGACGGAAACTCCCATTGAAGAGTGCCCCGAGTGGTTGGAAGATCTGAAAGGATTTGCACGCAATTGGACTATCGCCGCATCATGTAAGAATGTTGATCGTGTCCTTGGAGTCCTGTCTTTATGTGTTTCGCTTGGCCTGTGTCAAGTCGCTGATATTGTACCAACAGTCGGCGGCCTGGAACTATTTACCCTCCCTAAATTGAAAGAGAAACCAACCATGTACCAATTGGTTGATGTAGCTATTGATTTAACTGTTCACTTCATTGAAGGTGGGTATATGTGTTTCAAAACAGGAAGTTTGAAACCCTTAATCGATGGAGATCCAGAGTTCACCAAATTCACCAAGGATTATCAAGCTTGTCTTCAATGTTCCAATCTTCACGCAAACGGCAATCTGAGCATTCTCTCTATGGATGACAACTCCTATGATAAATTGCTCCAGACCACCATCGAAACTGCTGAAAATTTGAAGAAACGGAACAGCGACCGCACAATGGCCGGCATTCTGACACGTCAACTAGAAAAATTGTTGTCGTGGCAGACCGATTTCCAGACCACCACATCAGGTGGAGGATCCCGAGTAGCACCCTATACAATTGGGTTATTCGGAACATCCGCTGTTGGGAAATCCACACTATGCCCCATTCTGATTGCTTTTATTCTTAAATCCAATGGCTTCGAATCTACGGACAATATGACTCTCGTGGTTAATGAAAAGGAAAATTTCATGTCCGGAATGAAATCATACATCAACGCTATCATTCTTGATGATATGGGCAACACCCAAGCTAACTTTGTTCAAACACCGCCAACAGAACTTGTACTGGCGATCAATAACAATGTGAAAAACAAAGCCAATATGGCCGACTTAGCACAAAAAGGGAAGGTTGACATTAAGCCCAAGGTATTCGTCATCACGAAGAATGTTAAAGATGGAGGCGCAAGTGTCTATTCGAATAACCCTCTTTCAATCACCAGACGTGAAAACGTTACGATTACGGTGACTGTAAGAGATCAATTCGCCACTGATGGTATGATCGATTCGGAAAAAGTCCACCAAGGTCATCCTAACGGTACCCCGATGATTCCAGATATTTGGAACTTCACCGTAGAAACCTCTTACCAAAATCTCACCTCTACCGGTCTTGATAATGGTGTGGGGTGGAAAACTGTGCAATTCGATGGTATCGACATGGTGAATGTTGGACTTTATCAACTTTTGGCTTATCTAAAACGAGCTAGCAAAAAACACTTCGAGAATTAAGATAGAGTTGTTGCAGCTAGTAAAGATATCGCTGAAAGGATGTGCCTATGTAAGGCATGTGGTATGCCGGTCGAAGAAAATGAAGATGAGTCAGCTTGCAGATTTTGTGAGTACCTTGAAGATGAAAAGAAACGCTTCAATCTTGTGGACACTCATCCAGATCCTGTCATGGAGGTTCAATCGGGTTTTCTCCCGTTGTTTCAACGAACTTTCATTGCATCGGTTTTTGATCACGCAAAGTCCGTCTATTCATCAGGGTATGTCCCATGGAACATGGGACGGCACTTTCTTAGAAAAATCAGGCGCTATTTATTTGGCGGTTGGTTTGAAAAGGGTGTCATGGATAGGTTTGGTCTCAGAAAGAAATCCGTTAAGAGTACAATTCATCTAGTCGAGAACATTTCGACAGATATATTGTTAACCAATCTCAAGGAGATGGAACAATCTCCATGGATCAATTGGACCAACTGGGTTCCCTCATCAGTATTGGACAATCCCAAATACCTGGATAAGATTGCAATGCACACCCGACGCCACGATAAGGATTTCTACAACGAACTTGGAAAATGGTCGTATGATTGCATAGCTCCTGTTTTAGGATTGGGATTAACCATGTATTACTTCCCTTCTCTGTTTCGTCCATGGACAATCTGGGCAACTGGAATTTGGATGGCTAGTCATATAGCCGGCCGATCGGTTGATCACAGATTATTGGTCGAAGCTTCGAAGAATAGGATCAGGGAGAAAATTCTCGAGGACCATCAGCACGCACCGAAGTTGCTCGCAACTATACGTGACAACTATACTGCCTCTATTATTGGGGCTAGTATGGCAATTGGAATTTTATACATTGCCGTCACTAGTTTGCGATCAATGCGTGCGCTGAAGAGTCAAGGAAATATCGCCCCCACAACCGTTGAGGAAGTGGAGGAGAGAGACCGAGAAGTCAATAAATGGGTCCCTGTAGAGATACCGATTTACAAAGCTCCCGCTAAAAGCTCCAACGTAACTTTTGAGCATTTGCGGGAGAATGTTAAAGCGAATCTTGTACATATGGAATTCGTTATTGGCAGTAATCGTCATTTCTGTGATGCATTCTTCCCCGGATCGAACGTTGTCTTGATACCAAATCATATGTGGAGACCAGTAATGGAGGCCAACATGACATCGGTTAGAGCCAAATTCACCAGGCGCACTAAGCATAATCTTGGAAGTCAGTGGATGAGCAATCTTTCACATGCTCATTCAGTGAAAATCCCACAGACGGATCTTTCCCTTGTCTACGTACCAAACGCAGGGGATTGGTTAGATCTATCTGGGTATTTACCACTAGATGGTATTCCCAAGACACCAGCTCGCATGTACTATCGCGATGCTAATGGTGAGCCCACTGAATACAAGATCTCTATGGTTAGTCCTGCATTAGTTGAAGCCCATGAAGCCGGAACGTATAATGGTGCAACCTACACACTACCTGTCGAAACGTTCAAAGGTCTGTGTATGGCAACCGCCATTAGCGATAATGCGAAACCACAAATTCTTGGTTTCCATCTCGCTGGAGCGACCGGCACGACTCGTGGTGGACTTGGCATCTTAACTCAATCGCAATACAAGTTAGCTTGGAAAACTCTCAGTGAATACACTGGGGTACTTCTTTCCAAGAGTTTGACTAAATTCGATACCGAGCAATTTGATGTTCAGTTCTTCACTGGGACCAACGTGCACGAACGCAGTTCATTTCGTTTCTTGACCAAAGATAACGAAACGGGGCCGCACTTTCGTCCTCTGGGAACCGTTATTGGTGCTTCTACGCCACGAACCGAAGTCCGTACTTCTCCACTATCTGAGCATATCGCTGAAGTATGTGGAGTACCGCAAAAATGGGGACCACCCCAGTTCAACAAGGGTTTCAAATGGACAGCCGCCTTACAGGTGTCATCCCATGCCAGCATCGGTTTCGATGCCGCAGCGGTGATGTATGCTGTCAATTCGTATTGGACTCGCTTAACCTCAAACGCATTATTCAAAAAATACGTCAAGGAAGCCAAGCCATTATCCCAGATTGATACAATCAGCGGTCAGGACGGAGTCAAGTACATTGATGCCATGAAATCCAAGACAGCCATTGGTTTCCCTCTCACGGGACCAAAATCCAATGTTTTGATTGAAGCTGAATCTACGAAACACCATTGCCCCAAGGACATCGAACCACGATTTTGGGACGAATTGGAGCGACTGCGGGCTGCTTACCGTAAAGGTGAGAGGACCACGCAGATTTTCAAAGCGTGTTTCAAGGATGAAGCAACCAAATTGGATAAAGACAAAGTCAGGATTTTCCAAGCGTCCCCGATAGCACTTGCACTCGGGGTGCGGATGTATTTCCTTCCGATTTTGAGACTCTTCTCCGTATTTCCGCTAGTTAGCGAATGCGCAGTTGGGATAAATTCGGAAGGCCCGGAATGGGATCAACTCCATCGCTATATCACGAAATTTGGCGACGAGCAAATTCTGGCCGGTGACTACTCCAAGTACGATTTGCGTATGCCTGCACAACTGGTGTTAGCAAGTTTTCGAATCCTCATTGATTTGGCAAAATTGAGTCCGCATTACACTGCCGACGACATTACTGTTATGGAAGGACTCGCCTCCGAAATCGCCTATGCTTATGTGGCGTACAACGGAGACCTGTTCCAGGCACTAAGCGGAAACCCTTCTGGGAATTCCGCCACGGTGTTCATTAACAGCATGGTCAACAGTTTACTCTGCAGAATAGCACTTTATTTAGTATCCACGCGCACCTCGAATGCGGCTGTGAAAGATTTTAACAAAATCGTGAATTTGATTACCTATGGTGATGATTTTTGCGGTTCAGTTTCGTCTGACCACCCCGAATTCAATCACGTGTCGATGGCTGCTGTGCTAGCAGAAGCGGACATTATCTTGACAATGCCAGATAAAACAGCGACTCCAACACCCTACATGACCATTGATAGTGTCGACTTCCTGAAAAGGAAATCGTATTTCAACAAGGAACTCAATCAATATGTGGGAGTGTTGGAGGAAGATTCAATTTTCAAATCGCTGCACTGTCAGATGAACAGCAAAGATGCAAGCCCTCAAAACATCGCCGGACAAAACATAGATGGAGCTCTTAACTCATGGTTTTACCATGGTAAGGAACTCTTTGAAATGCGCCGGGCACAGATGAAAGAGGTTGCGGAAAAGGCAGACTTAAACCACATGGTCCGTACACTTGAAGTTGACTATGAAATGAGAGTTGATGAGTGGAAAATCACTCACGGCCGACCTTCTGAAGGTCGTCAACTCTAGGCGGGTGGTTCCGTCCGCTTTACGCACTTACTGGATTGTGCGTCTAATCCAGTACCGCATACGTTTGGGAGCTACTATAAAGCTCATCCCCCCGCCCGCCGGCACTGCGGGCGCTACGCAAAAAGTGTTACTATTGGAACAGGTTACCACTCACCTTTGTACCACGCAAGGTGTTTAGGCATTCCTCTAGTATTTGTGGAACAAGCGATGTCATGCAATCAGTACACGCATGATGTTGAGACTAACTACTGGAAACAACACAAAATACACAACAAGATACAAATTTACGAACAGAAAATGTCGAATTTGCTGATGCCGTACAAACTTGGCACACAGAGATTCCATCAGAACCAGGTGACACATTTTCATTAGGACAACCAAGTACTCTCTCTGTTCAGGATTTTTTAGCAAGACCCATACGTGGACCCACTTTTCTGTGGGCCGTTGGGAATACTTTTAACTTGACTATAAATCCATGGGACCTATTTTTTAGAAATAAGAGAGTCATCAACAGAATCTGCAACTACAATTCCATCAGAGCAACTTTACACATGAAATTTGTGATAAACGGATCGAACTTCAACTATGGAAAAGTACTTGTGTATTATACCCCAATGCGCGCTTTCGATCTCTTCAGCAACGTTCACTATGTTATTGATCGAGAGCAGAATCTTGTCTCCTATACGCAGAGACCCAATATTATGTTGGATGCCTGCGGTGCACATGGAGGCACATTAACCATGCCATTTGTTTATCCGGTTGATTCCATATCCATTCCCGAAGGGGACTGGGGGAAACTTGGAACAATTGGATTGAAAACATTTACTCAACTGAAACACTCTAATGGAGGCACAGACCCAATCGAAATACATTCTATTATTTGGGCTACGGACGTGACTCTTATTGGATCTACTTCCCAACCACCTGCAAATTTGGTGCCGCAATCTGGAAGTGAGTACGATGGCATGATATCTGGAAAAGCGCTTATTATTGAAAAAATGGCTGGGATGCTCGAAAAAGCTCCCTATATCGGACCCTGGGCTATGGCAACTCAGACCCTGGCAGGAAAAGTCGGGTCGATAGCACGCATGTTTGGCTTCAGCCGACCCATATGCGCAGACCAGCCCTTGAGAGTGATCCCGTTTACCTACCCAAATATAGCGAACTCGAACATACACGACACAGCGATGAAATTATCCCTAGATGTCAAACAAGAGAACACGGTGGATACGCGAGTTTTTGGACTAGCCGGAGAGGATGAAATGACAATTTCCTCAATAGCTAAAAGACAATCGTATCTTACGCAATTTGGGTGGTCACCAGTGGACGCGACGGACGCACGACTGTTTACTTGCAGGGTTACACCCTTCTTGTACACACTGTCAGGATATCCGTCGCCAGACAATTCGGCCATCATTCAACAGGGATTCGTCCCAACAGCCATGTGCTTTGCAGCATTACCATTTAACCGGTGGCGAGGAACCATTAAATTCCGGTTCATGGTAGTTGCAAGCCCTTATCATCGAGGTCGTATCATGGTAAGATTCGATCCCAAAGCATTCATTAGCTCTGAACTAAATATTAATGAAACCCTGATTATCGATATTGAGGAAACTCACGATTTCGAAGTCGCAGTCGGATGGTCCCAACCGCAATCGTATTGCCAAGCACCTACATTAACAAATGCTGGAAACGTTTTGCCCTTTGGCACATCAACTCGTCTCGCCGCAGATGACAAAGCAAACGGCTTGATAGAGGTGTCCGTACTCAGCCGACTCACATCTCCCAGTCCGGTAGTACCCAATGACCTTCGTGTCTTGGTTTTCGTATCGGCTGGTGACGACTTCGAAGTCATTGGACCAGAGGATCACCATTTGCAACGTGTATCCTTCTTCCCACAATCAGGAATGGAAGACATGAAGGATTGCGAAGACAATCCCATTTGTGCCACGAAAAAGTTTACATTATCACCATCTCAGCCAGCGCGGCAGATTCAAGCAATCTACGATGGTGACCCGATCACTTCTTTTCGACAAGTACTAAAGAGGTACAATTATCATGATTGTTACACCTTTAATGTGCTTAATTGGGCACACATCAAATTGACCACATCTGATTTCCCTAGATACAAAGGGAGATTGCAGAATGGAATCGACGCTACTATGAACCGCGCGACTCCTCCTGTCAGAGTACCAATTAACGCATGTCGAATGACACTACTAAACTTTATCACCCCTGCATTTACTTGTCGCACGGGCGGATTGAGGCACATGTACGTCTTTCCGAAAGCATCCAACCCCACTTGGGGTGGACCCCACACGGTCTCTAGAAATATGAGACCACAAAACTTCACAAAGGCAGCTACCGTCCTAACCGCAAACACGGACGGTCCGTCTGGACATATCGAACTTAAAGGCCAAACGTCGGAGGCTGAAACCCTAGGGTTGTCAGCAATGGCCAAAGTCGATAACAATCACGCACTCGTCGTGGAATTACCATATTCAGTAAATCGCAAGTTCTTACCAGCGAGATACTTTGACTACACGGAATTCGATGAGGACGTGTGTCCCTTCACCTCTCATACAATACATTCATATCAGAGGTACGACAATCAATCCCGAAATTCTATTAAGGATTATGTTAGCGTAGCGGAAGATTTCAACCTGAGCTTGTACTTAAACGCTCCAGTGTTATTCTTCGGGCAAGAAGAACCTACGCTAGTCTTGTGAAGACCTACATATTTACACTTTATACATTTACGTTTATTCATTTATTTACATTTATTTATT